AGCTTCCCCCGGCGCTAGACCATCATTGCGTTCGGAAAGACAATATGCTCACTAAGACCGGAACATGCACTGAACATTGCAAAAGTTGCAGCGTGTGTCGCCACCGGTTTAGGAGTGATGGCGTATAACCAGCACCGTCATTGGGGTTATACCGATCAAATAAAGCTTGAGGAAGAGGGACTAACTCAGGTGTGGGACGGGGTGGCGCCGAGAGGTGTCACTAGCACTCATGTGCTAAGGCTTCGTAGAAGGCAAAGGTGGGTGTGTCGTTTGCAGGACATGCTTGGTGGTAATCAAGGCGTAGTGGGCGCTATTGTTCGTGGGCGGTGGAAACCAGACCTCCCCAAGGACGATGGCAGTGCTCCTATGCTAGACTTTGTCACAACCTTGGTCGAAGACGGAGCAAAGGTACTCGGGGGGGGTACCTACAGTCCCGTGGAGGGATATGCGACTGGGGAGGTGTATTTACATCTTTTGTTGTCTGACGGTGTGCGTTGTACCGTCATACCCAGTCTCGTTGCAGAGCTGCAGTGTTATGCTGCCTTCAGGCCACGGTCTGCCGCAGTTCTGCAATCCCTGAAGCATAGAGCCCTTGATTGGGTCAAGAGGAGTCAACTTGGGTGGGTTGACGCTATGCAGGGCTTTCACGGATCAATGTTGCTAGGGTTCAGGTCTCCTCCAGGGGAGATTTCTGTCACACCCGCTTTGGTTCGTGCATTGGAATTGAACTCTCCGTTGGGTTAGGATAAGGTGGTATCATTGTTGGGACATTGTTGTGGGGAGGTATCCCTGCCGATTCGCAACGGTGCCTCACTGGACATCAGTGGTATTATACCTTGCCCTACACCAACGAGACGCATGTTGACGGCAATGGTGGCAACCATACCCGGTACTTGGGTACCTATGGTGCATACACCTTGCTACCACAATGAGGTAGTCGCATTGCTTCGACGCTCATTAGGCGAAACACCCGGCTCATCCGTGAATGATCGTGGACCTGTTCTTGCAGCTTTTAGAAGATTGCGCAGGATTTCTTCACGTTTTGATGGGTCAAGACTTAGCCTACTGGAAACCGCGCAGTCTTACAAGGGGTCAATGCGTGGGAGATATTTGGAGGCACATCGGTCGCTGATGGAGGACGGTCCTGTTTGTTCTAGGGATTGTAATCTGAAGGCCTTTGTGAAAGCTGAGAAGTGTGAACCGTGGAAAACCACGAAGCCTAGGTTGATTTTTCCAAGATCACCAAGGTACAACCTAGTTCTAGCTTCCTGGCTGAAGCCGCTTGAACATTGGCTTTGGGGTAACTTAAAGTCAAAGGCTCTTTCAGGTAACGGTAATTCCAGAGTGGTGGCAAAAGGACTCAACCATGTCCAGAGGGCAAACCTCATACTGCGCAAAATGCGGGACATTGGTGATGCGGTGGTGTTCGAGGTTGATGGTAAGGCTTTTGAAGCACATGTTGATAAATGGCAGCTGTTGTTAGAACACAGTATTTATGAGGCAGCGTTTCCCGGAGATGGGGATCTGAAACGACTCTTAAACAAACAGCTACTATTATCAGGGCGTACATCCTCAGGGGTGAAATTCAGACGCGAGGGCGGCAGAGCTAGTGGTGATGTTAACACTGGGATGGGTAACTCCTTGATCATGTTAGCCGTTGTGGTCGGTACAATGCGTTCCTTTAACGTGCCTTGGGACACATTGGTTGACGGTGACAACGCACTGCTGTTTCTCAGGCGCGAGGATGCCTCTCGGGTACACGCTGAATTTCACCAGATGGCTTTAAAACTATCTGGCCATGAAATGGTTCTTGAACGTCCTGTTGACATTGTGGAACAAGTCAGGTTTGGCCGATCAGCTCCGGTACGTACAGCAAAAGGTTGGAAGATGGTTAGGGATTACTTGCGGGTCATAAGTCATAGCGCAAGCAATCACCACCATCTTCATGAACCCCAACAGGCTAGGAGATTTCTTCTAGCTGTTGCTCTTTGTGAGGCAGTGCTGGCGGACGGAGTGCCGATCCTATGGGCCTATGCCAACAACCTCCGGGCACGCGCCGGAGACCATGTTGCCCCTGACCTTCGTGTGGTTGGGGAGTATGAGTACTTGGGAGTTGATCTCACAAGGTTGGGTCGTTGGGCAAGTCGCCCGAATGACGATGCTCGTCATAGTTTCTTTTTGGCCTTTGGTGTTGAGGTCGAGGAGCAACATAGAATCGAGGAGGTGATCATGGGGGCTCAAGTTCGTTGCGGAGCTCGCAGCCATGATGCCGACTGGACTCTCTTTGAGCATCCATTCGAGTGGGGAGCTCAGGCCGTTGATGGATAGGTGTCCACTGCGTGTGTACGAGGCATCAGACATCTACAACGACAGCACATCAGATGAATTCCAAACTTACGTTCGGTTTGAAGCCCACTACATGGTTGTATAAGTTCGACGTGCCGTGTAACAGAGGAATGATGGTGTTGTTGTATTGGTTCTGTTTGCGAAGCGGGTAGTAGCACACTCCCCCCTCTTTGGGATGCAGTAGTTATGACCCACGTTGGGTGCTCACTAGCAGGCCGGAGGCCCGCGACCCCCCTAGATGGTTATGAATCGCTGTGGTTATAAAGGATCACCTCGCCCCGGTAGCGTCTAAGCGCTCATGGGAGAGAAAAGGCCCTGACAGGTCAGCGTCGCCAATAGGGACAAGGTTCAAGGAATCCGGTAAAACCAACCCTTGCTTATTGTTAGCATTGCTGCGATGTGCCAACGCGGGGAGACCGC